ATAGATTATATTCTAGTATGTCTGCGAAGAATTATGTTTATGTTGCTATCTTTTCTGACGACATGTGTTTTGCTGGTAACGTTAAGGGCCAGGTATTGTGCAACAATTTGGATATATCCTCTAACGACTCTTCTCAAGATGTCCCTGCATTCCTGGGAGCTTATTCCTGTATGGCTAACTTTCACACAGCCAGGTCATTGAACCTAATTAAGCAGTGTTTGCAACCTATAACTGTTAGATCGCCTGAGGATCCTTCCTCAAAAATGGTTTTGCAATTCCAAGGGCCTTTTGAAGGCTCTGGGACAGTCTTGACCACGATCTTGAACCATTTAGGGTCTTTCATGATTGCTTCATCGGTATTGACTTATTTGGCTGATTGTGATCCTAGTCCAGATGCGATTAGTGCTGCTTTCGTTAAGGGAGCGGCATTAGTGGGCCACGTTGTAACTAACGATCCTTGCATAGTAGATTCATTGTTAAGTTTTGAGCATGTTCAATTCCTCAAGCGTTCACCGTTCCGAACTCCGGATGGTTGGAAACCATATGTTAACCTCGGATGCATCTTGAGGTCATTTGGGACGGTTGAGGATGATTTGGACCACATTAAATGTGGCATATCACATGCACAATTTATGGCTTACACACATGAACAACGAGCAAATTTGTTCTTTTCTAACGTGGTGAGGGGGTGGAAAAACGAACCTTCCAATCCTATCATGAACGCTTTAAGACAACGTTTCAACACCGGCACTGCCGAGATCACCCCTGATTCATTGAAACATATCTTTACAGAAGTTCACGACTTGTCTTCTTATGACAACACACCGGCCCTTATGAGTCGATATGGTGTCACTATGGACGAGTTGAATGAGCTTGCTGAAGCCATCATGCATATAAAGGTTGGAATGTTCACTAGAACTGCGGCCGCTGCCAAGATTTACAATGTGGACTATGGTGTCGGTTATATTGAGTTCTAAGTGGGTTATCGTTCCCACATTGGTTGTGTTGTAGCGCGAGATACACCAACCCCTATCCTATACTAGGCCCGTAACCTAGTTGGGAGTGTTCCTATTTTTCACTCTAAAAATGGGTGGTTCCTGATCCCTATTTGGGGAATTTCATACCAAAAAAA